TTTGTAGTTGCTCCAGATGCCTTCACTGCAAAGCAGAAGGCGCTGGAGCTTTTTCCTGCCCACATGCCCCAGTCGATTACGAAGGTCTCAGAGTTAGTCGCATGAGTCGCGCCCGCACGGGAAGGGAGTTGATGTTGGAGTGGCTCCAGCAGGAGGTGCGGTTGGCGAAGACGGCGGATTTGCAGCGGGCGGCGGCGTTTTTGGAGTGGGCCAGGCAGGTCAGAAAAGGGTGCGCCAAACAGAGGGGTGGGGCTCGGGTGGCGCAGGCCAATGCCTGGCGGAAGCGGGTGGACGAGGATGTGCGCTGGTAGGTCTACTGTGTCGCACTGTGCTATCGTGTAGCAGACTAGACCAAGACCTATGCCGCTGAACCACGGAAATAAGTATTACTGCCAGCTGCTTTTAGACCCGCATCGGTACAAGTTGGCGGAAAAATTGGCGGCAGAGCAGGGTAAAAAAGTGACGGGCTTGCTGCGGGAAATGGTCTATACCGCACTGGAGCAGGCGCTGCCAGCCACTGAGTACAAGGCAGCGGAAGCTGCCGATGAGGCGGCGTGGAGGGAGTCAGTAAAGCGACGAGTGGAAGGACGTATGCGCTCCAAGCAGACAGAGCCAGTCCAAACAGATGACGCATGAGACTTAGTTGTGTGTTGTCATAGTCTGCTGCTGGCAGGTAAAAGTTACTAAGCTTACACAGTAAATTGGTGGGAGCGATGACTCGCTACGTCGTGATGGTCGGGGACCGCTGGGTCACTGCTGTTTATGGGCCAGGCACCGGGATTGCCGTGACGGCCTCAAAAGAAGATGCTTCGAGCTGGGTCACATACGAGCGGGCTGTTGCAGCGGCAAAAGCTGTGGCGGATTGCGTCGATGGGCCGGTTGCTGTGCATAGCGTGGATGAACCCGCCTACCCGAGGTCTTGGCGATGAATCCGCTCCAGTGGGAAGAAAGCCGTGAGATGCGATTGGGGGAAGGGATTTCGCGCACCAGTGCGGACAAGGCAAACCTGTATGAGCTGAAGATCTGGATGCCGGGTCAGGGGGCAATGCGGGATCTTGTTCGAGCGGAGTCGCTGAAGCAGGCGATCTTTTTTGCGGAGAATCGTTACCCGAATTGCAAGGTTGAAGTACCGGCGCAGACGGCGAAACTTAAGCTGTCTCGATCGCGCACCAGTCCGAGTGTCGCGGCAAAAACCCGTAAAAAATTGGCTGAAGGCAAATGACTGCTGATTGGGCTGTTAAGGCTTGGGCAAGAGTTGTTGAGGATCAGCGCAGGGCTGATTTTCTTGATTCGCTGTATATCCAAGAAGGACGTGATTCCAAAGATCACCCCTTGCATAGTGTGTACACAGGGTTGTACATGCAGTGGGTAGTAAATGAGCCCGACGCTGGTGTTGCTGCTGTACCTGGCAGCGATGTACTGGGTGATCTGTCTCCTAGTTCTGTGCCTGTGTAAGAAACTGCTGCCTTAGGCAGAGTCGCGGTCTAGGCCGAAACGCTCGGTGAGGTTGTCTGCGGCTTCGCGGATTGCCCACCGGGCTTTTGTTTGCTCCAGCTGGTGCAGCGTGTTCAGGATGAGGGCTGCTTCGAGTAGACCGCGGTAGTCGCCGGAGTTGAAGCGGTCCACCAGCCACTTGTCGGTGGCGGCCTTGTGGAAGCAGGATTCCGTGGTGTGTTCGATGGGATTCATGGTAGGTCACCTGATTTTCATGTACCAGCCAGTGTCGCTGCCCTCAATCAACCAGCGAGGCAGCCAGTTTTTGCGGGAATAGGGGATGCCGGCTCCTCCTTTGTTGCTCACGTAGCCGCCGTTGACGAGATTGGCCTCGCCGAATGGATCGTTGTGGACGATGTGCGTCGGGGTGTAGCCGATTACCACGCTCCAGTGGCCCGTCCCGTTTGGTGATGTGACCGGGCCTTTGTGGAGCCAGCCGACAGGAACTGGGCGGCCTTGATTGATTTCGTTTTCGAGATCCTCAACCGTGCCATCCATCTCAAATGTGGCCGTTAGCCCCAGTGCTTTGAGGGCGGCAATCTGTGCTTTGGGGTCAGTGGTGTCGCCGAATCTGGCGCGAAGCTTGTTGTATTCATAGTCGCCGGAGATTTTTCCGTAATAACGCGCCACCATTGCGCAGCTCGAACTAAAGCACTGGCGGTAGCCTGTGGGGCCGTCGTCTGTTCCAAGCTGGTATTCGTATGCGACGCGCAGAATTTTTTCGTTGGGCCTTACAGCTGGAGTTGTTCCAGTGTGTTGCTGCATCAGTTTGATGAGTTTGTTGGGATAATCGGGGTCGGTGGCGTAGTTTTCTTTCTTGAGCCAGTGGGCGGCCTCTTCGCGCGTTGATGCGTGGTTGCAGCCTCTATAGGATTTGTAGTCTTTGTACCAGCGATCTACGAGGTAAGTTACGCAGGACAGGATGTCAGGGAAGTTGATAAATGAGTCGGTTATTGTGATCCACTGATTGTTGATGAACTCTTGGGTGGTGGTTGCTGTGCCGTCGCCTTTAAGGCCGAAGAAGTTGTTGCGACCGGAGACGTTTTTGCCGTAGTTGGATTCCAGTGCCCACTGGGCGGCGACGAGTTCTGGGAATTTGGCGCCGGCGACGCGGGCGGCTTCGAGGATGCCTTCCCAGCTGTTGGGAAACGCGGCTTGTTTGCCGGCGACGCTCCAGGTTTTGAACCAGCCTTGATCGCGGCCAAGAATGTGCGGGTTGGCCTTGTTGATGGCCAGTTCCAGTTCGGTTAGGGCCGCCATCTGGTGGGGCAGCCCTCTGTAGAACCGGAATAGGTCAATCAGCCGGATCTTGTTGGTTGCCATCGGACCAGGGGGCGGAGATGCTCATGGCGCCGCCCAGAAGGCGGCTTTCGCCAGTTTGTAGTTCGTCATTGGGTGGTTCGTGAACCACAACGGGTTTTGGTGTTAATGGCTGATCCGCAAGCCAGTTGGCTTCGGCACGATCCAAGCGCGGTTTAAGCGTGGCCTCAAATCGTGCCTGCCTGACTGCCTTGGCGTTCAGCGCTTTGGGAAAATAACCTTGAGCGCTTTGATAATCAGCTGAACCCAGCTGTTTTCTTTGATCGGCAGAAGGGCAATCACTTCGGAGCCGGCGGCTACGAGGATTGCAATCACAGCCAGTGCGGTGGGATCCATGTGAAATACGGATTCTGCAGAAAGTTTAGCTGTACTAAAGAAGAGCGCCAGGGCGCGTAAGAGTTTCTACCGCTACATTTCTTGTAGCGACATGCGGGTATGGACCATCACATCGAGGATGGCGAATACTTAAATAAAAAAGAGGCGAAGTTAAGGTTTAGGCAGGATATTATCTGGCGCTGGCGTAATAGATGCGCCTACTGCAGTGCTGATTTAGGTAGGTCGGCAACGCTCGATCACGTGATTGCTAAAAGTAAAGGCGGGCATACACATCCGAAGAATCTTGTTCCAGCGTGCTTGTCCTGTAACGTCAGAAAGGCGAGTAGTGATTGGCGCGAGTGGTTTAGGGCGCAGGACTTTTGGGATGTGCGGTTAGAGCAGGAAATTGACTGCTGGATCAATCCTCCTGAGGCTGCTTAGCGCTCCAGCCCATTCCTTCTAGATACATCATTGCGATGTAGTGGTCTTCGGCGTAACGGCAAATGCTGTCTTTACAGGCTCGGTAGTAAATTGCGCCGCGGTCGCTTTCAAGTTGATCCAGTGTGTAGCCGTTACCGTAGTCGGTGGAGTGGGTAATGCTCATTTTCCGGTGCCGACTTGCATTTCGATCTGGCGGACGCGTGATTCGAGGTCGTTGAGACGTTCTTTGGCGTCGTTTTTCAGTTCTTGGATGTCGGCGGCAACGGTACTGACTGATTGATCTAGTTTTGCGACTTGCATAAAAAGACCGCCAAGTCCCAGCACAGCGGCCGTAAGGAGTGCTGGTACGGCTTGGTTGAAGGGGTTGTCGGGTGGTTTGGCTGTAATCAACACCTCGTCAGAGTTGTCCATCGCAAGGTGCTGATTACGGCCTTTTTCACAGATTAGCGTCCTTGGCCGCGCAATTTTTTGCGGCCGTGGCTGGGCTTGCTATGTGCGCCCTGTCCCTGGCGGGTGCGCTTGGGCTTGCCAGGCTTGTGCTCGATGCGACCCAGTGCGGTTTTTGACTTGACGGCCATAAGGTTCTAGACGGACCAGTGAAGATTAGACCGCTCCCATTGTGGCAGTAGTGGGTAGGCCGGTAACTGTAAAAGTTATGGCAGCTTCTACAGCTGCAGATGTAGACGTTTGGATAGTAGCGGATTGAATTAGTACAGTGGCTTCAAATATACGAGATGCGCTTAACTGCAGTTTTAAGGTGTGTGTTGCTGTTGGCGATAACACTGTTGTTCGGACTGTGTTAGCAAGAAGAAGTTGAGTGTCTAAGTTACTTGCGTTGTTTTCGTAGTAAAGAGCTGTGCAGGAACCAGACCATTGCTGTCTGCCGAAGACGTAAGTACGTGCTCTGGCGTCAATAACAGTTGTTTCAACTACTTCGACGTCTGCTTGCAGAGTCCATGCAGTAATTTTGGCAATGCGCGTACCGTTTACATAAAGTGCACCATCTATCCCTGTGTAGTATTTGGTGGCCATGGCGCTGTGTACGCTGTAATGGCAGCTTAACTGCCGGTTGCTGTTCCGCCTGTAAAGGAGGCGGTGACGGTACGTCCCAGGCCAGGAACGGACGCGTAGATAATATCTGGAACGCTGAGTAGCGTCACAGTTACATCCACGTATCCGTTGTTTCTATGTGTCTCGCTTATAGGACCGCTGTACCTCCAGACGGTTGTTGCTGGTACGAGGTCAGTAAATGAAGTGTGACCAGCCCATGCTTGGCTGCTGAGCGGGAAGCTGATATAACCTCCCTGCTGGTTGCGGTAGTGGTCACGGATTAGCTTGGCTTGGACTGCGGTCAGCGCTGTGAATCCCAGTTCAAGATTATGGCCGTAGGCTTTGTCACCGTGGCGGAAACGGATTGAACCACCCCCAAAACCGCGCTCTTCTGTAACAGGGAAAACTCCCATGCTGTAGCGGCGTGTGGCCGGCTTCAGCGCAGGAAACGTGGCCATTAGTTTTGCAGCGTAATGGTGCTTGAGCCGAGAGTAAAGGTTGCACCAGTCGAACTGACATCGCCGCTGAAATCAACGTAGGCGACGAGTTCATCGGCACTGCTGGCGCCACCGCGAGACTTGTAGTACACAGCTCCGCGGGCAGTAATGGTGGCTGTACTCCAGCTGGTGGCGGCAAAGCTCAGAGTTACCTTGTCGTTGGCAGTGTCTTTGGTAACGGTGCAGACGCTGGTAGCGCCGCCGGCTGTGTAACCAGTGCCGGATACTTCGTTGGTAACGTCCGAGCGCTTGGTGTGCGTGTCTTTGTTCGGGCTGTATGACGATGTGACCAACAAGACCTTGAAGGTATCCGTGTCAAAGTCGATGGCGCCTTTGGCCATGTCGTCGATACAGCTGTTGTAGATCAGGCTGGCCATAGGACTGATGCGTTAATTGGAGTCTAGGCGTTGGGAAATGGGTTGCTTGGCGCCGTGAAGTTGGCGGTGTAGCGGGCAACGCCTTTTGTCACCCGAAACTCATCAATGTAGCCCGATAGGGTTCTTGCCGTGTATTGAATATCTTGACCCAGCGACCACGCAACAGAAACATCTGCAATCGTATAGCTGCCAGTATAAGTTGCACGTGACGTACCATCGACATAGATCGCGTGCGATGTGCCGTTGCGAACTACTGCGATGTGATGCCAAGCGTCGTCTCTGACATTGACCCCGCTTGTGGTCATGATTGGAGCAGAGTTGCTGGCGTTCTGAACCCAAAAAGCCACGTCTCCGCTCGTAGAGCTTGCATTATTGATCAGAACAATGACCGAGCCATTGGTAAACGCGCCGTTCTGCCTGCTGAATATCGTGGCGTATTGCGTCGAGGATGCTGTTTTGATCCAGCCTTCAATGGTGTAGTTACCTGAACCAAGCTCTAGCGCTGCTGTATCCGCAATAGAGATGTAGTTGCCAGTGGCTGAAAAATACCCGCTTGCACCTCCAAATTTGCTTTGCGCCGTTGAAATTTGCGCACTTCCAACGGTCGTAACAGTCAGCGCATTCTTGCTACTGTCGGTAAACGTTGTGCTGCCATTGCTGCCGTCCATGTGGAGCAGCAGGCTAACGCTGTCGTAATCAGCGTCACCAATCCAAGTGCCTAAGCGTTGATACTCAAGCTGCTCGCTTAGCGTCCACACTCCTACTGCAGCGCCGCGTCGAGATGTCCGAACTGCGCCGATCAAACCTGCCATCAGCTGATCTCCTCATAGCTGATGATCAGTTCCAGGTCACTGGCGGCGCTAGCAAGCGCACGCAGACTGTCGCCTTCCTCAAGGTAGATGTACGCCTCGCGGCTCACCAGCACCTGCGTCGCATCGGCTGGCACGCTGATGGTTTTGGCAAGGTAGAAGTCGGTGGCGCCGTTGTAGTAGCTGAGGCTGATGTCTGCTGCAGCGGCACCATCCACGTTCGCGCAGTAGACGCTGTTGATCTTGAACACCTTGCCGCTGGCGGCGCTGTTGGTGAGCGCTGCCGCCAGACTCGTGGTTACGGCATAACCAACGGTGATGCCGGTGATCGTTGTTGGTGACTTGAGGTTAGGGGCGGCCATAACGTATCAGTTCCCCCACCATTCTATGTAGGCCAAGGACTCCCAACTATACAGCTGAGCAGACATATCGGACCAGTAGTCAGATTCCGGCGTAACTGTTACTGAACCGCCTACCAGCGATAGGGTGACAGTGGAAGCGCTACCAGGAGCATCGCCTTCTACCCCAGGTAGTCCCGGCTCAAGTGTGATTGCTGTAGTTCCGGTCCAGCCACTAGCGGCACCCAAAGTAGTGATGACGCTGAAATTTGTAGCGCCAAACTCTGGGCCGGTGGCTGTGATACTGGCGGTAATCGTTAAGGATAGACCGTTTGAAGCTGCCGCACCTCGGGGCAGCAAAGAGGTTCTGACAATTCGCCACATACCGTCAACAATTGCACCATCGGGCGGAACTGTTTCGAGTGCCAGCTCAATGGTGTAGCGTCCGCAATAAACGTCTTCGACTGTTGGGGGTGCTGTGTAGCGCCACAAGTAGCCAGAAAGCTGATAATCAGCAGCAGTAACTCCACTCCACACAGCTGCAGGAAGATCGAAACTTTCGTAGGTGCCGAGTTGGCCTTGGTAGTGGCTCAAAATGCTGAGCATGTTGGCTTCTACCACCGCGGTAAATGTCAGTCGCACCTGACTAGCCAGCATTACGTTGCTATGTCGCACGCGACCTTGAAATCCGCTGACCGTGCTGAATGGCGTGTGCGGATATTCGCCTGGCGTGAATGTGCGCCCGGATGGCACAAGGCTAGGGAAGGTCGCCATGGCTAGATCGGTACGTGCAGGATTTCAATCGATGGCCACTGCCATGAGTAACCACCCGCCCGCGCGCTGCCGCCGGGTCCTTGCGAAAGACTGTTATCTGTAAGGACAAACCATATCGTGAAGTAATTTTTATAGGCGGAG